GCGCCGGTATCGATCAATGGGTCTTTACTCCCCTTCGCCTCCACATAGGACATCTCCGGGGTGATCTTCCGGCCATACTTTTCTGATAACTTCCCGGCAAGCCAAGGGCCAAGCTCCTTGGTAGAGTTAGGAGCCCAATCATTGCGCGGGTCAAGAAACCAATTTTTAATAGCGTCCTCGCCGGTTTGCCCTGCCGCCTCAAGTGCCGCCCTTGCCTCTGTGGGCTTGCCATCCATCAAAGCCTTTGCCGCGTCTGCAAGGTCTTCCGCGATATACTTTTTGTTATCCTCTGCCTCTATCGCAGGTTCAATGATAGGCCGGGCTGGAATACCCTTCAAAGGCGAACCGTGTGTATGCACATAAACGAGTTGCGCGTTGTTCACCTTCTCGCCTTCACGCGGTGCGCTTTCTTCCGTCACCCCTACATATACCTCTGCCGCCGCAATCTTCTTGAGAGCGTCAACAAGCCCTTTCATCTTGTCCGGGCCGGAAGTAACGGAAGTGGAGGCACTTATAATTGTGCACCTCCCATTCCTACAATGTTCGCAAGGTTTATGAACATGCGACCGTATGACGTTGCGTTGAAACTGCCACCGTCCTTCTCAAGTATCGACTCCACGTTGTATGACGCGGACACATCCGCTACGCTTTCAGACGCCACCACACCGTTCATGCCGCCCCCCGGCGCCCCCCCGGCAGCCGCTATGTTCTGCTCATTCTTTGCCAGGCTGACGAAGTGGGCCGTGCACAGTTCAAGGCCGTGCGTGTAAAGGTCGGCCCACCTCGTTTGAATAAGCCTTTTCTCCGCAATCCCGTACCAGAATAGAATCATCGATTCGGGATATGCTGTCACGTCCCCAAATTCGGGGAAGTCGGCGCGGAAGGCTGTTATTTTGGAATCTTCAGCCACGTTTTAGGCTCCTTTGCCGGTATCTTCCGGTGCATCCGTCTTTTTCTTCCCTTTGCCGGTATCTTCCGGCAGGTCGGTCCCGACGCCTGTCACCTGAAGCGGGAGTACGAGGCTCCCATCCGCAACGAGTGACTTGATATAATCATCGTCCAGGCACTTGTCGGGAATCGTGTTATCACCGGGGACTATGGTGATCGCGTCTTTGTAGCTGCTCCCCGGTACGAAGTTAAAAGCTGTTAGCCTGTTGCTGTATATCCTTGCCATGATCTCTCTCCTTTAAATCTGGTCATAAAATCCCTGTGTGACGGGATAAGGAAATTCCACCACGCCGAGCCTGCCGAAGTACGTAGTCAACTGGTAAAGGCTCCGATACTCAAGGGGCAACCTCTGAAGGGCGGTCAGCGGAAACCGCACGTACTTTTTGTCGTTGGTGTAGGCGAACATACGGGCATAGGTGAGCCCCGTTGCTGTCGCGGCCTCAAGCCATTTAACGCCTTTGATTTCAAGCTCCGCGCCGTTAACTACGTTGGCGTAGTTGTTCATCCTTATCCACTCAAGCGCGGACCTGTAACCGGCGATACCGGCATCCATACCGGCAAGGGTCGATATCCGGCTGAAGGGCAGGAGGAGCGTTCTCGGGCAGACCTTCCAGCCGGTCGCGGCATGGACGGCATACAGGAGAGCGTTAACATCCGTCTGAATCTCCTGAAGGGTCTTGTCGGCAAAATTTCTGGAAGTACCGGCGGCGTTCAAGGCGACGTTGCCCGTGGTGACAATCGCGGTCGAGTTCAAGAGGCCATAGACGCCGAGGCTCGAATCCCCGACATAGACCTGCTCATCGATGTCCATCTGGTACTTGTCCTGCATGGCGTCGTACTTCTGCATGTCCACGGGCCTGCCGATCTGCTGCGAGGAAAGAAGCTCCGGCACGGTCCATCCGAGTTCCATGGCCCACAGGTACAGGGGGTTTACCGTCTTGCCGATGTCCAGGGATATGCTGGCGATGGCGTTGGAGTCCTTGCCTACCCAGTTCTTGCCGTTCGGGTTAATCCCGCCCGTGGCCGCCCAGGTGGTGTTGGTGAAGGAGCTCGTCTCATCGGCAACGGAAACGTCCTCCCTCAGCTTAATATCCCTGCTCCACGAATACTCTAAGAGGGGCAGATTGAGGGTAGGGTCGAGCTTTTCAAGCTCGCCTACCAGGAAGACTCCCGCGCTGTCTATGGTGCGTTTATCGTAAGTTAACATGTCTCAATACCCCCTTAGATGTTGTAGGCAATTTCGCAATTGCCGTCTGCGTCCATCGTGCCGGTGAAATAGGCACCCGGTAACGCTTCACACTTCGCGCTGTCTGCATCGGACTCAATGCCGCCGTAAGGATATTCAGCCGCGCCATGATCGGTCTTACGGACATACACAATGCCGCCCTTGGCAGGGACTGCGGCGGGCAGAGAGGCGTTGACTTTCACGTTAATGTATCCACGCTTCAGGATGTTGCATATGGTCGTGTAGGTCAGGTCGGGAACATTGGTCCCAAGGGCCTCGTTGGTGCTTCTCTGCATCGGGAAGGGCCGAACCAGGATGCCGCCGCCCACCATGACGCTCGCCAGGGTATCAGCAGAGGCTACGGGCAGATAAAGCCCGGATACCAGTTTCATCGGGATACCGAATTTGAGCGGAGGATACGAGGCATTCAGTATGCCCGCTTCGATTGTGGCGTGTTCCATCCTTGTGACTGCGCCGGGTATTCCGGCAGGTGCGCGATAGGTTAAAGCAAAGTTACTCATGTGCGTTACCTCCCTTTATTGGTCTGCCAGAAGTCGGCATATTTCTTGTTGAGATCGGCGGGGCTGTCAGTGGTGTTCGATGCACCTTTGAAGTCCCGAGTGATAAACTGCGCGTTATTGCGCTCTGCCTTCAGGGTCGAAACTGCCATAAATACCGCGTCCACCGTGTGATACTTCGCGGCCTTGAAGTCGGTTACGCCGAAGGGCTTGACGAGGTTCGCGTCAGAGGTTTGCACAACTCCCATGACTTCGCGCATGATCGCATCACGGGTGACGCCACGGGGTTTGAATCCGGGGGTGAGGATTTCCATACGAGAGAGAAGATCATTGTCCGGGGCGGCATCCTTCGTCTTTTTGTCGCCCGTCTTCTTCTCTTCCTCTTCGGCGTCCTTCTCGTCCTCTTTCTTGTCCGCTTCGTCTTCCTTGTCGTCTTCGGTCTTTTTCTTCTTCTCTTCTTCCTCTTCTTCGGCCTCGTCCTTGGTCTTCTTGCCGAAGCAGTCGAGGGATTTTCTCAGGCCGTCAAGGGATTTCTTGAGCTCACCGGCCCATTCAGGCTCGCCGTCCTCGGTTTCCTTTTTGTCTTTCTTCTCTTCCTCTTCCATGTCGGCATCGAAGAAGCTGAGGAATTTCTTACCCATTGCGGTATCTTTGAATTTCACGGGTGCTACCTCCTTATTGTCTTTGCATTTACACTTTCCACAGCCCGTACAGGCTGAGTCTTGGATTGAGCATCGGATACCAGCCCTGCCGCGTTGTACGAGGGCTATGTGGTTGCCGATGATGTTTGTCTGCTTCCCCCGGCCATCCCCCAGGTGTTCGTAGTCGGCATCGTAACCAACGCTGATCTGCCGAAGTTCGCCGCCTTCCACGTACTTGATTGCTTCTGCATCGGTAATGAGCAGATCCGCAAGAATGAGGTCGGCTTGCTCCCGTTCTCCCCGCCGGATATTCTGCGCGGTTCCCTTGGCAAGTTCGCGCCAGTTTTCCGGGTTTACGAGGTCGTCCGGGTGATCGATGGTTACGGGCTTTCCTTGAAGGCTCTCTAAGGTTTCCGGCCTGAATACTTCACTGTCTTCCCGGAGAATCACCACATTGCCGCTTGCGTCGGTCCCGAAATCCTTCAGCCAAGGCATGATATCCGATTCGGCCTTGTTGTAGATCATCTCACCGGTACGCGCGATAGGCACGTCATAACAGACAAGAAACCCGTCCGGCGTCTTGCCTATCCTTGGTGACACTTGCTCTGTGGTAAAGAATTTCAACTATCAGGCCCTTTACTTCTGCACGTAGGACAACACGCCGTATATGGCCGTGGTCGCTGCCGTAGTCACACATAATGCGCCACCTGCTGCCGTCTTCATGGAAGTCCCGCCCCATCCGATATTGATGCTCCCCACTGTCGCGGAAGGAGTCATTGCCCCGGTCAAGCCGGATGCCCCAGTGTCACAGGGGTTCGAGACTGTGGTGCCGGTGATAAACGTGGCCGTCGGAGAGGTGCCCGACATGGTGGCAGAGACGCCGCACACATAGATAGTCTTCGTGGTGGAAGTGGCAACAAGGGCCGTGGTGGTTGCGGTCACTACACTGAGTGCCACGCTTGACTTGGCAACATTCGGGTCCATGCAGGGGTCTAAGGTGGCGTTGACGATAACCGGCGTATTCGGACTGACCGATACCACGAGGGCCTTGTCTGCTGCGGCTGCGGCTGTCGAAGCTGCTGCCACCTTCGGGACCACGCCGCCCTGGTTGATCTGCATATTGATGGTTGCGCCGCCTGCCGCGAAGCTGGTTGAAAACATCAGGCCCAGGAAGGCCACTACCAATAACATTAACAGCGTTGTTCTCTTCATTTCTTTACGCCTCCTTTGGGCTTTTTTGCTTTCTTCTGCTTCTTTGCCATGTCGCTACCTCCTGAAAATGAAAAAGCCCGGACAAACAGACCGTTTTAAGGGTCCATCTGTCCGGGCTAATTAGCTCCGCCTAAAGGCGGTTAATTACGGAGCCGGGGTTACGCTATTGCTCGTATCTCTTTACAGTATCTATCCATTGTTCTATCGTCCTTGATCTCTCCGCGATCATTCCTTGACGCTATAACCTCATAGCCCCACGGACGGCATTTTACAACCATATCTTCGCGTTCCACGATCCTGTTTATCATCTTTTTCCCAGGCCATATTTCGGTCTTATCGCCCGTGTATTCAATAAAGGTCAGTATGCCTTTTATCGTCTTATGAAAATGAGAATAAGAGCTTTCTATCATTTCAAACAATCCTTGTCCAGCTTCTCAAGTTCCCCTACGATAAAGGCCATTTTCTTGTATTTCGGGGGAAAGAAACGGTATCGAATTGTCTGGCAAAACCTATAAACAAAATGCACTGCCCAGGTGAAGGGGCCAAACAATTGATCTCGGTATTTTATCGGCTCATCACTGCCAAACCAATCAGGAACGAACCCAAGAGCTATATCAGCCCTTCTCGCATACCAGCGGATTAACTCTGTTCTTTCCCATCCAATCATTTAAGCACATCCTTATCCGGCTTCGTAACTCTTGCGATCCCCCCCGTGGAAACATGAAAAATGATCTTGCCGGTTTCATTATCCTCAAGAATATCATATTTGCGGAAAACCGCAAGGATTTCTTTTTTGGCTTGGTCCCGGAGATTAGGCTGCACGATTATTCACCCTATCGCAAATGGCCTGCATCTCGCTGTCGGTTAGATCGTTGTAGAAACGAAGCACGCTATTGAGAGCGAAGACCTTCAGCATAAGACGGGTCTTCAACCTTACGGACCATTCTAAAAGACGCTTGCTATCTTCGTTATGCTGCACGTTCCATCCCTCCCATCTGCCGAAACTCATTCAGGGTCATCATGACAATCTGGCCTTGGATGTGCACCTTCCGGGGCCATTCTATCCGCTCCGGCCTGATAATAACCTGGCCAAAACATCGACAATTAAAGATACAG